CCAGCGGGCGGACGCCCGCCGAAGCCTACCGGCTGATCTATAAAACCGCCGCGAAATCCGACAACACCCGCAACGCCTCCCGCCTGTCCAAGGAGAACGAGGTTTCCCTGCGAATCAGGGAACTGCAAGACGAGCAGCGCAAGCGGATCGGTGTCAGCCTCGACCATCTGCTGAAGGAATTGAACTCCGCCTACCGCTTGGGCCGCCGCTCAAAACAGGCCGGCGCCATGGTCCAGGCGACGATGGCCAAGGCCAAGCTGCTCGGCTTCGTGGTCGACCGCGCCGAGGTCGAGGGCACCATGCGCAGGCCGCTGCGCGAGCCCTCCGAGATCAAGCAGATGAGCCTGCAGGACTGGCAGGAAAAATTTCAGCCGAAGGTGATTGAGTTGAAGGCGGTGGCGAAGCCCCCCGCGAAGGCGGGCGACGCAAAATGACTATTCAGACCAACCTCCGCGTCGAGGCCGGCTTCGTCCCGCAGCCGGGGCCGCAGCTGGCGTTCATCCAGTGCCCCGCCGATATCGTGGTGTACGGGGGGGCGCGTGGGGGAGGCAAGACCTACGCCAGCTTGGGCGAATTCTGGATCCACAGCGAGGATTACGGCCCGGCGGCGCGCGGCCTGATGGTCCGCAAAACCCGCGAGGATCTGAAGGATGCGATCAATACCGGCACCCGCATGTTTGGCCGCGCGGCGGCTTGGCGCGAAAAGGGTGGCTTCTTCGCGTTCACCAATGGCGCGCGGCTCTACTGCGCCTACCTTGAAACCGACAAGGACGCCGAAAACTACCAGGGCTGGAGCCTGACCCGCGTCTATGTCGAGGAACTGACGCAATACGCGACTTCCGGGCCGATCTTCCGGCTGCTCGCCACGCTGCGCTCGCCCGAGGGCGTGCCGTGCCAGCTGCGCGCCACCTGTAACCCCGGCGGCGTCGGCCACCACTGGGTCAAGGCCTGGATCATCGATAACGGCCCCTATACCACCACCATCGATCCCGAGACCGGCTTAAGCCGCGTGTTTATCCCGGCCAAGGTCACCGACAATCCGGCGTTGCTCGCCAACGATCCCAACTATGTCGCCAAGCTGAAGGCCTCGGGCACGCCGCAGCTGGTGCGCGCCTGGCTGGAAGGTGACTGGAACGTCATCGAGGGCGCCTTCTTTCCCGAATTCTCGACGGCGCGGCACGTCATCTCGCCGTTCGTCATCCCCCACGACTGGACAAAATTCCGGTCGATGGATTGGGGCTCGGCTCATCCGTTCTCTGTGGGTTGGTGGGCTGTGGTGCAGGACGATCGCCAACACGACGGGATGACCTTGCCCCGCGAGGCGATCGTCCGCTACCGAGAGTATTACGGCATGCAGCCCGGAAAGCCGAACGAGGGGCTGAAGCTGCCCGCCGAACGCGTGGCCCGCGAAATTGTTTCACGGGAAACACTCGGCAACAGCCGTGAAAAAATTAACTACTCGGTCCTCGATCCGGCCGCCTTCGCCGTGATCAGCGGACCAAGTATCGCCGAAACCATGCTGAGAAATGGCGTGGTGTTTCGGCGGGCGGATAATAGCCGCACCAGCCGCGACAAACGGATGGGCGGCTTCGACCAGATCAGGGGCCGCCTGCTCGGCGACAAGGAAGGCCGGCCGATGATCTACTTCTTCGAAACCTGCCGCGACCTGATAAGAACGTTACCTATGGCCCAGCACGATCCTAATAGACCTGAAGATATGGACTCCGATGGCGAAGATCATGCGATAGATGACTTGCGTTACGCTTGTCTATCGCGGCCATTCCTAACAAGACCTGGAGAATTTCCACGTTCTAAGAACCCATATCTAGTGGCGAATGCTTTTCGCCTACACGAATTAAAATGAGGTGACATGGTGTCGGCCGCAATCGACATTACAGGCAAACGTTTCGGGCATCTGGTGGCGATCCAAGCCGCCGGCAGCACGCCGCGCGGCATGCGTTTATGGCTGTGCGCCTGCGATTGCGGCAATGAGACGATGGTGGCTGGCGCCAAGCTTCGCAACGGCCATACGCGCAGCTGCGGCTGCATCAAGTCGGTCGGCGCGCAGCAGACACTCAAGGCGGCATTGTCGGCTGAGACGGATGATTGCATCCCCTGGCCGCATGGTAAGCGGGTGCGTGGCTATGGCGTCATTGCGCTGGCCGGCAAGCCGCAGCTGGTGCCGCGCTTAGTCTGCTTCCAAGTCTACGGCCCGCCGCAGGACGACCGGCTGATGGCGCTGCATAGCTGCGACAACCCATCGTGCATCAATCCCCGACATCTGCGCTGGGGAACGCAGACCGATAACATGTATGACATGTGGGATCGCGGCCGACATCCTCGCCGCCGTGAGGCCGCGTGATGGATCCGCGCCAGATCCTCGCTCAGATCATGCGCCAGAGCCCGGTGGCGCAGGGGGCGCCGCCATCGAGCATTCCGATATCCGGTCGGCAATCTGCCAACGTCGAGGTCGGCGATTCGAACTTCCGGCCCGATCGCATCGACATGGAACACATCTCGCCGGGCTGGTCGGATTTTGACTTCCTCCATAAGGTCCATGGCATGAACCAGACGCCGGTCGCCGAGCAGGCGCTGGGCCAGGTCAAGCAACCAAAAATACCGACCAATCTCGCTACGCTCATTGACCCGGCTTCCGGCAATCCGCAGCAACCGCTGATGCCCGGTTCAAGCGCGGCGTTCTCCGGCACCGTGCCGCAGAATTGGCAGTCAGTCGGCCAGACCCGGCCGGGGCTCAAACTGGCGCCCTGGAACATTGATTGGAATGTTCGCTGATGGCACGCGACCCCGAAATTGATCGCCCGCCCTATCCGCAGCCGCGCTCGGCTGAGGCCGGCAAGCCCGACAAGCAGGATCCGATCGGCGATAGCGGCGGCTATGACGAGAACTTGGACCCGGCCGAGGTCGACCGCGTTTACTGGAGCGCCTGTCTGGAGGACGCCGAGCGCGCCGAGCGGCCATGGCGCGAGCGCGGCCGGGAAATCATCGAGATCTACCGCAACGAATCACGCAATACGCGGACCGGGCGACTGACGGCGGGGCCGGTCACTTTCAACATCCTTTTCGCCAATACCGAGGTGATGTTGCCGGCCGCTTACCAAAAGCCGCCGACACCCGTTGTCCGCAGCCGATTCACCCAGGTTTCGGAGCCGATGTTACCGCCCCCGCCAATGGCCCTTCCCGGCCTAGCGGGTGGCGCGGCTCCGTTGCCACCCGGCGCGCCGCCAGGTCTTCTACCGCCAGACGTGCCGCCGGGTGGTCCACTCCCTCCGCCTGGCGCACCAGGCACACCCCCTCTGGGGGATGTGCCGGTGCCTGGCGGCGAGCCCTTATCTCCCCCGCCGCCAGGCATGCCCATTCCCGGCCCCGGACTTCCTCCAGAAGTTGCACCGCCGGGAATGCCGCCGGGAGCGCCGCCGTTACCGCCAGGTCCGCCAATGCCTGCAGCGGCCGGCGCGCCTCCTGGCGTGCCTGGCCTGCCTCTACCGCCGCCAATGGGCCATGAGCCGGCACCGACCCGGCCGCCGCAGCCGATCATCGATACCGCCGCTAGCGTCATTCAGAAGGTGCTGGAAATCCTGGTCGAGGACGACCAGAGCGATGAGAGCGTCAAGATGGCGGTCAAGGACGTGCTGCTGCCGGGGCGCGGCTGCGCGCGGGTCCGCTGGAAGCCGCAGATGGAAACCCAGCCGGTCGAGGATCCGGTGATGGGCGGGCCGCTGTCGCTGCCGGGTGAGCCGCCGCCGCTCGAGGGTGAAGAGCCGCTGACCGAGGAGGTCAAGGTCTGGGAAGAGGTGAATACGGAATACGTTTTTTGGGAGGATTTGCTTTGCGATCCGGTGCGCCAGGCCGCCGATATGAATTGGATCAGTTTCAGGCACCTGTTCACCAAAGAGCAGCTGGAGGCGGAATTCGGCGATAGCGAGCAGTACCTGAAATTGAAGAGCCTCAACCGGCTGGGTGAACTGTTCAAATGGACGGAAGAGTCAGCCGCCAAGGCGCCGGTCGGCGGCGGCTCGGCCATGAAAACCTCACGGGCGTTGGGGGACCACGTCAAAAAGTGCATGGTCTGGGAAGTATGGGATCGGACCAAGCGCCGGATTATCTGGTTCGTTCGTGAGGCGGCGGGCGTCGTGCTGCGGGTCGATGATGATAGCCTGCAACTGACGGGCTTCTATCCGATCCCGCAGCCGATGCTCGCTATTCGCACCACCGACAGCCGCATCCCGCGCGCCTATTACGATATCTATTCGAAGCTGGCCGGCGATCTGGACGAAGTCAGTCAGCGGATCAGTCAGCTGACCAAGATGATCAAAGTCAGGGGCGCCTACAACAGCGCCTCCAACGACATCGCCGATATCCTCACCGCCGGCGATGGCAAGATGCTGCCGGTCGACGGCGTTGACCTGATCAATGGCGGGCTCGCCAACCACATCTGGCTGGTGCCGATCGAGATGTGGATGACGGCGCTCGATAAGCTGCTGCTGGCCAAGGAGCAACTAAAACAGAGCATCTACGAAATCATGGGCATCAGCGACATCATGCGCGGTGCCACACGGGCCTCCGAGACGGCCACGGCCCAGCGCATCAAGGGCTCGATGGGCATGTCGCGGCTCGAGGATTTCAAGCAGACGTGCGGCAATTTCGTCCGCGATCTGCTCCGCCTCCAAGCCGAGATCGTCTGCCAGCAATTCGACGCCAAAACGCTCGAACTGATGACCGGCGAAAAGGTCACCGACGAGGTGATGTCGATCCTCAGATCAGACTTCATGAGGACTTGCACGATCGACATCGAAACCGATTCGACCGTCGTCCCCGATCAGCAGGCCGAGCAGGAAGGCATGGCGCAGATCATGCAGACCGTCGGCATGGTCATGCAGGGAGCCCAGGGCATGCTGATGACCGGCATCCTGCCGCCGCCCATGGTGATGAATCTGTCGCTTGAAATGATCAAAATGGCGCTGCACCCGGTGCGTTACTCGCGGGGGGTGGTTGAAATGATCAATGACTTCCAGGAGCAATTGGCGCAGCAACAGGCCATCCAGGCGATGATGCCGCCAGCGCCTCCTCCGCCGCCCGGTCCTCCGCCCCCGCAGGCTGGTCCGGTCGCCAAGGGCAATGGCGCTGCTCCATCATCTGGCGGCCCGCCTGGCCCGCCTCCGGGCGGGCCGCCTCCACCGCCCAGCAACGGAGCGGGTCCGCCACCGTTGCAATAGGGTGAGGGTGACAACCAAGGAGAATGAACATGCCTAATCCGAATCAGCCTGGCCAGGGTGGCCAGGGCGGCCAGCAGAAGCCGGATGACGATAAGCGCGGTGGTGGGTCCGGTTCGCAACAGCAGCCGGGACAGAAGCCGGGCGGTGGCAGCCAGTCCGACAAGGATCGGGATTCCTCCGATCGTCGCTAACTGAACCTGCCGGCCGCTCACCCCACTTGCCCCACAGGATGAAGCGGGCGGCCGGCAGCGGGGGCCAGTGTTTGGTTCACGGGCGCTGGCTCCCAACCAACCATCGAGGAGGCAAAATTGGCTGACGTGCAGATTACCAAGGCCGAGTTGAAAGACGGCGTCCTGACCATCAGCGGCGTCGGCTTCACCCGCACCACCACCAAGATTTATGTCGACGGCGAGCCGGTGCCGATCGAGACCGGCGAGGATTTCGACGGCTCGGAAGTCACCGCCCGCGTCGAGGGCCGCCCGCGCGAAATCTACGCGGTCAAGAACTACACCGAGAGCGAGCGCGTCCAGATCCAAGATCGCGACCAGGACGGCCAGCAGGGGCCTACCGGGGGCCCTACCGAGAACCAAGCGAGCGACAGCGCGGGCCAGTCCGGTCAGGGCGAGGCAGCTGGCTCTGGCGAAGCCTTCGACCCAGGCGGTGACGTGCATCGGCAGGGCTACAAGACCGAGACGCCGAACCAGACGCCGGGTGACCTGGTCGAAGATGATCTGAAAACGACCAGCGATGTCAGCCAGGCCGATTTGAACCGGGGGGCCAGTGCCGGCGCCCAGGAAAAGCAGGCGATCCCCGAGCCAAACCGCGAACCCTACGCGCCCGGCGAGCACCCGGATCACGACTTTCGCACCCGCGTCGAGAACACCAAGGTCGTCACCATCGAGGAGCAGGGCATCGGCCCTCGCGACCCGTATCCAGAAGGCAATCCGCCGGATCCCGAGCAAGAATTCCAAGAACTTCATGGCTACCCCCGGCCGGAGCCCGACGACGATCAGGGCCCTCAAACGGGCGCGGTTAATCAGGCTGCGGCATCTGCTCCGCAGCGCCGGACAGCTTGAGCGAATAGAGGGGGCAAACCCAAAGGGAGTAACGAAAATGCCGGTTTCTTTTTACGCATTGATCACGCCGCTTAGTGGTGGCAACCGTCCTGGTGTGGGCGGGGGCGAGCGCCCCGATAACACCCTGCCGCAGCCGCAGCCGCCAACGGGTGGCGGTGGCGGAGGTGAGCGGCCCGACCAGGGCTTGCCGCCATTTCCCGCGCATCCGATCGTGATCCCGCCTGACGGCATCGCTCCGGGCGTGCCGACGCACCCGATCTACATTCCGCCGATCCCGGACAATTCGCTGCCGCCGTTCATCCAGCACCCGATCGTAATCCCCCCGGATGCGATCGAGCCCGGCGTTCCCAGCCACCCGATCTACCTGCCGGTCTATCCCGACCAGGGCCTGCCGGGCCAGGGCGGTGGTGGGAGCGGCGGCCAGCCGCCAAAGCCGGACAACACTCTGCCGGGCCAGCAGCCAAAGCCCGATCAGGGGCTGCCGGGCCAGCAGCCAGGCATCGACAACTCGCTGCCGCCGGTCGAACTGCCGCCGCTGCCCGAGATCCCGGACGACGTGAAGGCGCTGGTGCTGGTCAAGGTGCCCGGCCAGGCCGCCGCTTGGATGGTCATCGACAGCAATAGCGAACTGAAGCCGCCGACCCATCCGACGCCCAAGGGCGGACAGCAAGCCAAGCCGAAAAAGTAACCGCACCGGGGGCCGGCCAGGCCGGCCCCACTTTCAAAGGGGGAAGCAAGAAATGACCGCCCCGGTTCTCGATAGCTTGGCGCCATCAACGGCGCCGGTCGGCACGCCGCTGACCGTGACTATTCTCGGCTCCGGCTTCACCGCCACCGATGTCGTAGTGGTCGAGGGAGCCGATGCGCCCGGCAACTTCGTTGACGATGTGTCGATGACCTTCGATCTGCCGGCCGATGCCGTTGCCACGCTCACCGTGTCGGTGCGCAATGATCTGGCCGAGGTATCGAACGCCCTGGTGTTTCTCGTTGAGGAAGCCGAGGCGCCGGTCGGCGGCGGCGACCCGGATTACATCCCCGAAACCCCGGAGGAGGGCGCCAGCCCCAACACCGAGGCGATCCGCGCCGAGTATCACGCGCCGGAGCCGGCCGATGTCTATCAGGGCCACCCGGTGCAGGTGCCGCCGGAATCGACCGTCACCGGGGTGCCGCGTGCGCATGTTCCCGAGCCGGAAGAACTGCCGACCACCAACGCCTATAAGAACGGCGACGGCGGCCTGCCGAGCAACCCAAGAGAACCGTATCCGACCGGCCACCCGCGCGCCGATACCTGGGCGCGCCTGCAAGGAGCCCGCTG